TTGATACTGATTGAGATCTACCTACATCTGGTTCAGTACCCTGACCCCAAATATTATAACCTTCATATTTTCCTGACGGACCAGTACCACTAGCAGGATAATTACCTGTATTCAAGTTAGAACCACCTTGGTTTTGGTTTGCACCATAGTTACCTGATTTAAATTCCATATGATAGTGACCATTATCAGTAATAGTATGACTATGATTAGGGTCATTTAGATCATGGTTGTGTGATGGCATCTGTCCTTCAGTTAAAGTGATACTGTTAGAACTACTAGTACCATCATTTACATTTGCTGTTGATGGTGCAACAGTACTACCTACACCTAATACAAACTTATCTCTGAGATCAGGTCTACCATCTTGACCATCACAGATTCTCCAGTTAGTTAATTGCTCTGCTTGTGCAACAGTACCAGACCACATTATAATACCACCTATGGGTACAAAGGAGTTAACTAAGTTAGCATCAAGATTACCTGCATCTAACTCATTGTCTCCTATAGCTTCTTTTGGTAATTTATATACCATCCTTCAAGTTGTTTATTTTTATTTATCCTTTTTATCAAATATAAAAGGACCATGCTCAGATCCCCAAACTTGTTTACCATTTTTATCAATACCACCATCAATAACCACGTAGTAATTAGGTCCTAACTCTACTCTACTAACAAGTTCAGCACCCTTTACCATAACACCAGGTTTATTGACTCCTCTATAAACTTTTCCCATCTTCTGAAAGATTAAATCATTGACAGGATTCTGTACTAAGATAACATCACCTTTAGGAACTATGACAATATCTTTTGATCTATATGGTTCATCCTCGTGACTATATCTCTGCTCACAATGAAAAGAAAACTCACCAGTTCTCTGGTGAGTCAAATATATATGGGCAAATGATGTTGGGTTTGAAGATGCTTGTGCCCAGTTGTCATACTCACCTTCAAACCATTCTATAAACTCCACTATATTACAAAAGTAGTTAACCAAGCGTAACCAATCAACCAAGCACACAGTCCACCAAGTACCTTATAATATTTCCTTATAGGTGTACCAAAATATTGTTGACCAATCATTAAACATTTATGTGCTGGTGATAGTAAGTAACCTGAGTACTCAGTTGCTAAGAACCATACAAGATACTTAGGACCAAAGATTGCTACCAATGCTGAAGTCATACCAGCATACTTACTTGATGATCCCATTATCCATGCTGCTACTGCTGCTACAATACTAACAGGAATAAGCATAGAAGGATCTGCACCCTTAAGATATTCCATAACAGGTCCATTAACCTGCTTAACAATACCACCTAGTGCAAGAACTACTGTTGCTATGATTGCAAACTGTCCATTAAGATACTTACCCCAGTTCCAATCCTTACATAGGATACTATAGTAACATGCCATAGCACCGAACCAAGGGAAGAAGAATATAGCACCACCCTTACCTGTTGTTAATAAGAACCATAGGGTAGCAATAAATGGTGCCCAACCTCGTAGTGCTCTCTGCCAATCAAACTCTCTAATATTATCCATGTTAGGTACAACACTCTCAGGATCTACCTTAGAGAATATGTACCACCAAGTATATGCTAGGCATATAATAAGTGGGACTATAGTGTATTCAAGATACTTTGTATAACTTATACCTAATACTGCCATTGGTAATACCACTGTCTTCTCTAGTGGTGACCACCAATAATAATGATGTGTTGAAAGATAATCTATAATACCAAATGCACTTCTCTTCCTTTTATCTGGAGGTGCTATCGCATCAAGTAAAGGTGCTGAGAGGGCAACTCTACCAGGAATAGGAAGAATGCCACCAAATATAGAAGTAAGTATGATAAGAATTCTGTTGTCTTTGACATACCTTTTAATTAATGAGTAAACGTCATCAAGTACATGATAATTTCTAATAAATCCTCCAAGGATCATGATACCAAAAATGTAACCCATGTAGAGTTCATTCTTTAATATAGATTCAATCATAATAAGTTAAATGATATGATAGTCCGAGGGACTTCTGATTTATTTATTGGTGCTTCATGAAGGACAAAAGCAGGGAAGAGAAATAGATCTCCTTCTACTGCATTAGGTCTAAAGATTTGATGCACCTTATCATTAGGTGCAAAGAAAGGTCTATAGAATGTAGTTGATTGATGAACTTCTGGATTGAAATCAGCATAGAATACTGCTGACCAACCAGCATAACCATGATCATGTGGTGTATGATAATCATTCTTTTGTGATGTCTGCCACCACAATCTAGTAACTCTTTCCACCTTTAGTTTCTTATGTAAAGGTTCCAGATATGGATGAAGCATATTGAGAAACTCAATGTGCTCATTATAATCAAAGGTATCCCAGTAACTAGTGGTAATAGAGTCATCAGTATTCTGAGATACTCTCTCTGGATTCTTTACCCTAAGATTAGAAAGGACAGACCCCTTGAGGTCTGCCCATTCGTTGATGTGGATATGATGATGGGGAATTTCAAACACTATACTAACATATTAGATTCTAATAGATCCGCTTCGACTTGATCTAAGATGACATTGTAATCATCTTCGGGATCCTGATATAATTGAATCCCTTGATCTTCATAGTACCTAGTTAACTTTCGATACAACTTAGGATAATCAAGATCGAGTGCGACTTGACCTTCTACTGCATCAGTTAATTTTCTTAGGTCTGATTTGAACTTTGAATAGAACTTTGTACTAGACATTGTTTTATCGTGGACAGATAGAGTTTACTATAAAATGACAGGTTTGTCAACCAAACTCTTCTTGACGACGACGATCAAGATACTCAATCACTTCTTCTCTCCACTGCATCATTTCGTGGTAGCACTTTTGGTTATGTGCACAACCACGTAGCTTTGGATCTGGTTTGTGAATTGATTCTATTAGGATGGTTAAACCATCTCTTCTTTTTTGGTGTTGATCGGTCATCTTACTTCAAAATCAAGTTTACGAATTCGTCGTTTACGACGATTCTCTTGCCATTGTAACTGATCTTTAGTTAAAAAACTGTGATCCTTAATACTTTCTTTATGGTTGACTATGAGAACTTTAGATAAATCCTCAGCCGAGATTGTATCATCTGATAACACCATCCTATTAGAACATCCACAGCACTGTGCTTTACTCGAACTAGTTAATTCTATATTACACTGGGTACATCTTACTATCATCACTTTACATCCTGTTACTACTATTTATGTTGAGTACTCAAAATAATCTTTACGGTAGTACCTACCGAGAATATTACTGTTGTAGTATGCAGGAGTACCGTCTGTCATACTTTCAGTTAGAACACCATTAGAGAATAATAATCTCGTCTCTTCATAGTTGGTCTTACCCAACGTAGTGTGTAAACTTAATATCTCTCTCTTAAAATTCTCTTTACCAAATTTCTTTATATCATCCTTTAACTCAGGACATGATCCATAATACTTTTTCCAATCAGATTCTTGCTTTGATCTTCTAGTATGCCCTTTCTTCTTTCTAAAACTCCAAAAGTATTTCCTACCAATATACTTCTTTGAGGTTGACATATTTGTTATCAGATAACAAAAACCATAATATCCATTAACTAAATCTACATCAAAGATCTTATTCTCATACCACCATGGATTCTCGTACATACTATACCAATCACCTATGGTATATAGACACCTCCTGTCTTAATTTCTTTCAATTGTTTAGAAACTTCTTCTCGTATAAGTTCTTCCCTTTCTAGTTTAAAGTATTCAGTATTTCTATCGTATAGGTAAACAAAATGAATCATAAACATACTAAAATCAAATATAACCCACAGAGAAGTAACAAAGGCAAGATAATGTATTGCCTTCGATCTAATAAATTTATTCATTGCCAACATTCGTAAAGAAAATTAGAATACATTATCTCTTTCATTTGAAAGGTGTAGATCATATATTCCCAGTTGTAATTATGTAGGTCATACCTGAATAATAAATCTTGACTTCTCTTTGAAGCATACTTCCAGAAAGGTGTATCATAATCACAACCATTCCTATAGTGCAAGTTAATAAAAAGTATACACTCCTCAACTAACTTATTAAATCTAGGGTTAGGGTTTATACCCTTACACATAGCATCCATGATTATATTATTAATGAATCCATAAGCACCTATAGAAGTTGACTGAAGAGGTTCAAAGAACAATGCTCTGTTACCATTGACAAATACATTACCGTTCCTATTAACTATACTTGGTGCATGATAACTCTCAAAATTATAATGTCTGAAGTTGTCAGGACGACTACTATATCGTGGAGTATATCCATCTATACCCTCATCAACCATCCTTTGAATGTCTGAGAATGCTTCCTGTTCTGTAGTGATCTGATCGTTAAACAAATATCCAAAGCTAACTCTATTGCTCAGAGGAATGCCAAACATCCAACCATTCTTGTGAGCAATATGATAACTATAATCCCATGAACATGGTTCCATAGAATCAAATACTATGGCATTATTAACATGAATAGGCAGTGGATTATCTACACTCTTAACAAATCCTCTACAATCTATAGCATAATCATACCATTGATTACCAATAATTACTTGATCTCCATCACCATTAATACCATTAACCTTACCATGAAGTTCCTTAAAATTAGGATACTTCTCCTTTAATCTTGGTAATACGAAACCAGCAAGTTCATTGGTATTAAAATGTATACCATGAGAACCTGCAAAGAATGGTACGAAACCATCTCCCTTCCAATTCTTAAACTTAACTCCAAACTTAGCAGTAGCATCAAGATCATCTCTGTTCTCAGCATGACTGTACTCTACAGTAGCAAGTGATGCAGGAAAATTATATAGAGTTGCTTCCCCTACACCTAAAGGTGCTATCTGTGGATCATGGATAAGATCTATCTCTGTACCTTCTGGTAATCCATAACATAAATCAAGGGCAGTCAGCAAACCTGCTGTACCTGCCCCTACAATACCAATCTTCATTTTTTCTTTTCGTGAACATCGTATGTGATAACGATCTTCTTCCAATAAAGACCAGAACTATCAGCACAATCAGATCTTTCCATCTGTCCACCTAACTCAGCAGTAATCTGTAAGAGTTCTGATATAAGATCACCGTGATCCTTATCAGGGGTGATAATAACTTTAGCATCAAGTTCACTATTAGTTGCATTTGGATTTGCTTTCTGTGAATAAGTCATAATTTTCTCCAAGAAATAATAATACGTTCAGTTTGTTCACCCTTCATATCAAGGGTTTGTTGTTCAAGATTCGACCAGAGACCCAAACGATCTCCTAATCTCACGTAGATCCTCAAAATTCTTCTGCTTAGTGCCTCCATCATAACTCCATGCATATCCTTCAGTAATCATTTGCTCGTTAAGAGACACGTCTGAATCCCCAATATATAACCAACCAAGAAGACGACCATACTTCCCGACCCCACCATGGAGCTCAGTCCTAATACTAAGCTCAGCATCACCAGCAAGCGTGTCTTCCAACTTATCCTTGAGCCAGTTCGTTGCGTCGATTCCGAGTTTCTTCTCTTCGAGGTCTCTTGTTCTTTTCTCTGGCGTATCAACTCCAGCAATTCTGACTCGCTCTTTTTTGTAGAGGTCAAATCCAAGGTCAATTGTGACATCAATCGTGTCTCCATCTAGTACTTTGTTGATCTCCGTCACTCGGAAGTTGTAACAACTCTTCCTCGACGGTGGGGTCATTGCTCCCATCTTCATACTCCATAAGTGTATTATTTAGCATGAATTCAATGGGTGTTCTTTTCTGTTCCGACTGGTA